GGGGCAAGTGGGTGGACAGCCCGACCGGGCGATGGCGGTTGTGGGGAGACCCTGACCCGGTGGTGTCTTCGTACTCGGTGGGGATCGACCCGGCCTACGGGACGGGGAACCACGCGAGTGCGGTGGCGGTGGTGGACGCGACGGACAAGCGGTTGGTGGCGATGATGGTCGATGCCAACATCACGCCTGCGGATCTGGCTGCGGAGGTGGCGGAGGTGGCGCGTGGGTGGTACAAGGAGGCGGTGGTGGCGTGGGAGGTGAACGGGCCCGGCCAGAGTTTGCAGCGTGACTTTGAGGCCCAGCGGTTCCATCGGGTGTGGAAGCCCCGCAAGGAGGGCAAGAGCACGCACGGGATCGTGGACAGGGTCGGGTGGGTGTCGAGCGAGCAGAGCAAGCGGTTACTGCTTGGCAACCTGTCGAGGGCGGTCCAGCAGGGTGAGGTGGTGATTCCCTGCACGGGAACGCTGGACGAGATGCTGGCGTACGTGCTCGACGGGAACGGTCGGGTGATCCCCGGTCGGCTGCGCGACGAGAGCACGGGTGCACGCGAGAACCACGGCGACAGGGTGATTGCGCTTGCCTTGGCGTGGATGGCGATGGATGATGCACCTGTTCCGGGGGCGGAGCAGGAGTCGTACGCTCCCGGGACGGCAGGCGACCTCTTCCGCCATTGGGAGGTGTTCAGGTGATCGCGAACGCAGACAGGGTCAGGCACTGGGCCGACGAGAACGACGAGGAAGTCCTCTTCGCTGACGGGCTGGACGATGCCGTGATCGGGCTGACGCGGGACATGAAGACCGGGGCGTGGCGGGTGGTGTACGACACGCACCGCGTGGTGCAGGTCTTGGTGAACGACAAGGGCATGGACCACGACGACGCGGTCGAGCACTTGGAGCACAACATCGTGTGCGCGTACGTCGGGGAGGGAACGCCGATCTGGTCGTTCCTCCCGATCATCGACGAGGAGGAGTGATGGCGAGAAAGCGTGGACCGAACCTGTCGGTGGGCCGTGGCGAGAAGATGCCAGTGTCGAGGGGTGCCGGGCTGACGGCCAAGGGCCGCGCCAAGTACAACCGCGCCACGGGGTCGAACCTTCAGGCTCCGACCAAGGACAAGAACAACCCGCGCCACAAGTCCTTCTGCGCACGGTCCCGGTCGTGGACCGGAGAGCGCGGCAAGGCCGCACGCGCAAGGTGGGGGTGCTGACATGGCCAAGAACTCGCTCGTCGGGAACATCAACAAGCGTAAGCGGCTCGGGATCTCGCGCCCCAAGTCCGCAAGTACCGTCAGCGCGAAGTCTTATGCCGCCATGAAGCGCGGCTGGAAGAAGAGCAAGTGATGCCGAAGGTCGGAAACAAGACGTTCCCCTACACCGCGAAGGGCAAGATGGCCGCGAAGGCCGCTGCCAAGAAGATGGGCAAGACCATGAAGAAGGCCAAGGGTCGCTGATGCCGTTCAAGAGCAAGGCACAGCAGGGCTACATGTTCGCGAAGCACCCCCGCATTGCGAAGGAGATGGCATCGAAGACCAAGTCGATGAAGTCTCTCCCCGCTCGCAAGAAGGCGCGGCGCAAGTGAACGGCTTCCTGCGGATTCGGTCGTCGTGGTATCCCGTCGATTCCATCGACCAGATCGACGATCTGGGCGGGCGGGTCCGGGTCACGCTGCACGGAAACACCAAGATCGACCTCGACCCGGTCGAGGGCGAGAAGGTGCTTCGTCAGTTGCAGGGGAAGTCGGAGCCCACGGCCGAACCGCAGGCGCAACTCACGCTCATGGCGCGGGTTGCCGCGCTGGAGGCCCGCGTGATGGCCCTGACCGCCAGCAACGAATTGATGAAGCAGAAGAAGGCGGTGAAGGCACATGCTTGATTTCTCCAGCATCTCGCGCATCCGCGACGAGATCGACCGTGCGGAATGGTTCCGCGACCAGCACCTCGCGACTCCCAAGGAACTGCGCGAGTGGTTCACCGGGCAGGGCTATCGCGACGGGTACGGCGAGGATCACCCCGAGAACGCGGTGCACGCCTACGTGAGCATGGTGCTTCCGCGCATCGTGCACGACAACCCGAAGGTGCGCGTGACCAGCGCCCGGCCGGAGGTGCAGAAGACCGCGTGCGTGGCCATGAAGGCCGCGCTGAACCGCTGGTCCAAGATGACCCGCCTGCGGTCCACGATCGAGCGGATCGGAACCGACATGCTGCTCGGGTGGGGCATCGGGCTGGTGGTCAACGAGCCGAAGGGCAGCGAGCGCAAGTGGGATGGCGACGGCCCGTATCTACCCCGTATCTACCGCATCGATCCTGCGAGGTTCATCCTCGATCCTGCGGCGATGCACTGGGAAGAGGCCCGCTTCATGGGGCACGTGTGGATCGGCGACAAGGATGATCTGCTCCGCCGCGCCGAGACCGACGAGACGTGGAACAAGGAGGTCATCGAGGGGCTTGCCACGAACAACGGCGTGGACGAGTTGCGCGACAATCGCGACATCCCCGAGCGGTTTGAACTCGCGATCTACGAGATTTGGGTGCCGGAACTGGATCCGATGGCGGCGGAACTGCTGGACGAGGTGACCGATCAGGCGCTGGTGAACGGCACGATCTACACGGTCGCCAAGTACCAGAGCGGGTCGAACGACTGCCAGTGCGAGATGATCCGCAAGCCGCTCCCGTACTACGGCCCGCCGACTGGCCCGTACACGATGTTCGGCGCGTTCACGGTCCCGAACGACCCGTACCCGCTGTCGCCGATCGTCGCGTGCAGGAACCAGATCCAGTACTGCAACGACATGGCCAAGAGCCAGCAGGAGAACCAGAAGCGGTACAAGCGCATGCTGGTCGGCGACGCCAAGAACCCGAAGTTCCTTCAGGAGGTCGCGAACTCGCCGGACATGTACGTGTTCGCGGAGGCCGGGCTGGACGCCCGCAGCCTCCAGCCCGTGGAGATCGGCGGCAGCACCAACCAGCACATCCAGTCAGTCGAGACCGCAAAGGAGCGCCTTGACCGTGCGCTCGGCATGTCCGACGCCATGCGCGGCAACATCGCCGGGTCCGCGAGCGCGACGGAGGTTGCCGTGGCGGAATCCGCCAGCACCATGCGCATCGCCCACCTGAAGCGGGCGTTTCAGGACGCCATGGACCTGATGCTGCGGAACGTGGCGTGGTACATGTTCCACGACAACCGCATCGTGCTTCCGGTCGGCGGCGAGGACACCGCCGCCATGGGCCTGTCCGATCCGGTGTTTCAGGGTGGCCTGAAAGTTGGGGCATGGGAGGACATGCAGATCGACGTGGACGCCTACAGCATGGAGCGCACCAGCGAGATGCTGGCGTCGCGCCGGGCGGTCGAGACGTTCCAAGTCGTGACGCAGGCCGCGCAGGCCATGCCCATGATGCCGTGGGTCAAGTGGAAGGACTTGCTCGGGTTCCTCGGCGACGCCCAGAACGTGCCCCAGATGGCGGAGTTCGTGGACGAGGGCCAGTTGCGCCAGATGCGGCAGGCCATGCAGGCTCCCCAGAATCCGGCGCAGGGGGGTGTTGCGCAATCGGCCCCGGCCCCTTCTCCTACGGGGGAAGCACCAGTGGTTCCGCCGTCGGCACAGGCGGCGATCGCTGGCGCACGTGAGCGAATGTGATGCCAGCGTACGAATTCCAGACTGCTGACGGACAGGTGATCGAGTGCGTCTTCGCGATGAGCGAGGTGCCGTCGATCGGTTCCGTCTACGAGCACCCGATGCTCGGCCCGGTGACCCGCATCGCGAGCGCGTCGCAGGTCAGCCCGAACTTCACGACTGGCACGTATCCCTATGTCAGCCATGCACTTCCGCGCAACCTTCCGGGCGTGCGGTGCGATGCGGCTGGCCATCCGATCATCTCAAGTCGCCGTGAGGAACGCAACGTCGCGTCCCGCCACGGCTTCGTCAGGGCAGAGGACTGAACATGGACAGCACCGCTGAACCCATCGTGCAGGCCGACACTCCGTCCAGCGGGGCGGAGGAGCAGGTCAAGCAGGACACCGCGCCATCCAACGAGGCCGTTGCGGCTGAACCGCTGGATGAGGACGACATTGTCTTGCAGAAACTGCTCGATGAACTTGCGGCAGAAGATTCCCAGCCTGTCGAGGCTTCGGCCCCGGTCGCTGCGGAAACCACGCCGGAAGTCCCCGCCTTCGACCATGAAGCGGTCGCCCGTGTCCTGAAGAGGGACGGCGTACCCGACGAGGTCATTGCCAGCACTTCCCCCGAGACCCTCCAGCGATGGGCGGACGCGGCGGCGAAGCGCCAGAAGGACGTTGACTCGTACGGAGGTCGATTGAAGGACATGGAGGCACTCATCGCCGCCGGGAAGCAAGGCACGCCTGCGCAGGACAACACGCCCGCGAAGGCCGAAACGCCGCCCGCTGACCCGTTTGCGCAGATGGCACAGGTGTACGGCGAAGACCTCGTCGCGCCCGTGCGCGCCGCCTTCGTGTCGCAGCAGCAGCAGATGCAGGAGCAACTGCTGCTGGCGCAGGCCCGAGCCGCCGATGCGTCGCTTCGCGTCCAGTACGGGGCAAAGAGCCCTGCATGGGACGCGGTGCTGGCGAAGATGTCGGAACTCGGGAATGCCAAGCCGGGTGGGTATGCGAACGTCGATGCGCTCGCGTCCGCAGCCTACGAGGCCATCGTCGGGTCGAAGCAGTCAGTCGTCGCCAACATCAGGGCCGCGCAGCCGTCCGCTCCCACGAAGGGGAACCCGGCTCCGGTGAAGCCTGCCGAACGCGACGAGGACGACGCGATCCTTGATCAGATCCTATCCGGGTCCGGAGTCATCCGGTTCTCCGGCAACAGAAAGTGAGTGAGGCACCATGCCTTCGATTACCCAGTTCAATGACTTCATGCAGAGCACGGGCCCTGCGTACCTGAAGTCCGCAGAGGCCGTCATCAACGAGGCGGTCAAGAACAACTACGTCCTTTCCCGCATGCTCAAGGAGAAGGCCAGCGAGACGCTGGTTCAGGGCGGCACGTCGATCAAGGACGTGATCGTCTTTACCGACAGCAGCACCTACCAGAAGTACCAGCCGAACGACACGTTCACGTGGTCGAACCCGCAGGTCACCGACACGCTGACCGCCCCGTGGCGCTTCAGCATGGACTACATGTCGTGGACCGATCAGGAGGTCGAACTCAACGACGGCGACGCCAAGGTCGTGTACAAGCGCCTCAAGCGCATCAAGGAGATGCGCATGTGGACCTCGATGCTGAACGGCATGGAGGATGACCTGTGGCAGAGCCCCGTCAACAACTCGGCCAACATGGAGGGCACCAACGGCAAGGAGCCGTTCTCGCTCCCCGTGTTCATCACCGAGAACGTGAACTCGGTCACCACGCTCGGCGAGCGCGGCGGTCGTCCCACGGGCTGGACCTCGGTCCTCGGCATCGACCCCACGGTCGATGAGCGGTGGTCGAACCAGATTTCGTTCTACAACACCACCGCAACCTACGGCGCGACCCCTTCCTACAACGGTGCGTCGGTGGTCAAGGCGGCTGGCGCGTACACGAACCACAACGCGAACGCGATCGCCCGCGAGGTGTTCAGTTTCTTCGGCGCGTTCGACGACATGTTCTTCAAGTGCAAGTTCAGCGCCCCGCTGACGCAGCGCCAGTACTTTGAGGAGACGAACTACCAGCGGCAGATGATCCTGTCGTCGAAGTCGGGCGTCAACATGTACAAGCGTGCACTGCGGGCGTCGAACGACATGCTCGTCAGCGCGCAGGACAGCGCGTACAACACCCCGACCTTCTCGGGAATCCCCGTCGAATACTGCGCCAACCTCGACAACGCCGCGATCTACCCGGCCGCGAGCGGTGCCGTGGCGGACGACGAGGCTGGTCGCGACGGCGCGACGCTCTCGACGACCGCTGCTGGTTCGGAGTTCGGTGGCAACACCATCGACAAGGGGCCGCGCTTCTACTTCGTCAACGGCACCTACCTCACCCCCGTGTACCACACCACGCGGTACATGAAGAAGCACGACGTGATGCGTCACCCGAACCAGCCGTTCACTTGGGTGCAGCCCGTCGATTGCTGGTGGAACCTGTTCTGCAACAGCCGCCAGCGTCACGGCATCATCGCTCCTCTCCGCACGGCCTGATTCTTGTGTCGGTGGCCGGGCGACCCCCGGCCACCGACCGCAACAGAAGGAAACCACATGTCAGTTCTTCTTTCGGCTCTTTCGCAGGGCACCATCGGCATCCAGCCGCGCCCTGTCGTCGTCAAGGCGCGGTGCGTCAGCACCGTCGCCGTCGGTGACCTCGTTCGGTTCGACCTGTCGCAGGCGTCGTCCATCCCCGGTCAGGGCGATGCGGCGTTCAACGCCACGACCAACTCCAAGTTCGCGAACGTCGCCATCGGCCCGTTCACCGGAGACAGCGCGGGCGGCATCTACGGCGTCGTGCAGACGGCGGCTTCTGCTGGTCAGCAGGCGGACATCATGGTCTGCGGCGTGACCAACGTGAAGTGCGCGTCGGCCACGTACACCGCAGGCCAGTCCGTCGGCCCGAGCGGCACCGCCGCCACGGCGACCAACTCCAGCCCTGCGGCCAAGGTTGGCGTCGTGCTCACGTCCAGCGGCGGCGCGGTGACTTCTGTGCAGATCCTGCTCGACGGAAGCCTCGCTCTCGCGTGATGCCTTGATCCATGACCCCGCCCGGGAAACCGGGCGGGGGACATTTCCATGCTGACCTACGGTGATCTCAAGAACCATGTGCTGCTGGCCATCGGAGGCCGTCCATCGACGGCGTCCGGCCAGACCGTGGCGCAGCGGCAGGCGGAGATCGTCAACATCGCCGGGGAGCACCTGTTCACGCATCCGTGGAAGTTCCGCGAGGCGACCGACGTTGTCGCCACGGTGCCGTCGCAGGCATGGGTCGCACTTCCCGCCAACTTTGCCGAACTGACGCAGGTGTGGAGGCAGGACCAGCAGGTGCTTGTCCAGTCGCCTGAACAGGTCGAGATGGCTCGGTCGGCCAATTTCAAAGACCTGACCATGATGGCCTACGTCCGCATCGTGGTGCCGACCAACGCGGCCCCGACACAGACGCACAGGCTGGAACTGTATCCCACCCCGATCGGTGCGGAAACCCTCAAAGTTCTTTATCGTTCAGGGTGGTCGTCTGTCGCGCACGATACGGCCAACGATTACGTCATTGCCGTACCGAAGCACGTGCAAGCCACGTTGATCGCCTACGTCCGCGCCGTCGCGGAGGCGTACGAGGATGGGAGCCAGAGCCAGCGATTCGCCGAGATCGAGGCTGGGCCCATCTTCGGTGCTGCAAAGCAGAAGGACGGCATGATCCAGAGCAATTTCGGCCCGGTCCAGCCGAACACGTGGCGGGGCAATTCCCGCCGTGGACCCGGATTCGCGATCTTCAACCCGGTCCAAGGACCAACGTAACAAGGAACCTCAATGTCGCACATCGTCTCTGCGTCGAATCAGGGCACGCTCGGCGTGCATCCCGCCTCGGTCGAGGTCATGGCCCGCAACTCCGA